AGCGCGCGGCCCCACTCGGTTCCGAGCGTCCGCAGCAGGTCGCGCGGCACCACGTCCAGGCCGCCCACGTCGAGGAACCGCTCTTTTTGCGCCCGGTCGCGGAGCACTTCGTCCGGGATCGACAGCATCGCGGCGAGCCCGCGATAGATGGGGTCGGCCCATTGCAGGCAGTGGGCGTCCGGGATCATGGACGCCGCAAGCGTTTTGCCCGATCCGATCCGGCCCGCGAACCCGATGATTTTCATGCGCACGACTCCGCGAGGGCGTCGATCCAACACTTCAGCGAGTAGAAGTCGTGAAACACGGGTTTCCCCATCGCCTCGAACAGTCTCACTTCGGCATCCGCGCCCGATGATTCGTGCTGCCGGTAGCCGGTGGCTTCCTCGGTCGCCGTCATTCGCAGGCAAGCGTCGCACCGCGCGATGATTTCGTTATCGTAGGCCACCCAATCGCCGTATGGCCGGGGGTTGTGCAGGTGCTGAAAGTGGCTCCAGAGCGGAGCGATTGGCACCACGCCTAGGTCGAACAGCACGTCCCACATCCGCATCTGGAACCGCGTGTTGATCGCGGCGTCGCCCTTCGTGTAGGGGCTGGCGATGTAGACCCACGGGCGCGTCACGGCAGGGGCGCTCATGATGATCGAACCTTTCCGTTGGCGATACGGAAGTTGGACACGTCGAACTGCCCGTCGGCTTGGACGCGGACACTGGCAAATCCGTGGTTGAACTTGTTGAGTCGGGCGTACTCCGGCCGCAGGTCGCAAAGGCACCCGGTGCTCCAGCAAAACACCTCCCGGCCGAACATATCCGGCTCGCAGTGTGCGCTTGTCCGGTGGCCGTGGCCCTCGAGCACGGTGTGGTGGAGTCGCAGGAACGCGCCCCGGGCCTGATTCACCGGGGCCGTGATGCCCTTGCCCTTTTCATGGCCGTGGAGGATCGGCAGCTCGCCGGCCATGATCGGCCGCTGGTCGTCGACGTACTTGATGCCGTGGTCGTCCATGCCGAGCCATTGGTCGAGGCTCGTGCGCGGGTCGTCGCTGATTTCCGGGGCGTGGTTCCAAAGCCACACGTTCCAACGCTCTTCATGATTTCCGGCTTTGAGCACGATGGGTATGTTGCGGAACTGCCGGCGGATCCACGCGAGCATGTCGCGCACCGCCTCGACTTCGCCGCGGAAGTTGCGTTTTTTGGGGTTTCGCGTGTATCGGCTGATTGAATAGAAGTCGGCGATGTCGCCGTTGAGCACGAGCGCGTCGATCCGGTCGCCCCGCAGCTGGTCGACCGCGGCCCGGAGGGCGACTTCGTCGTGATAGGGGACGTGGATGTCGGACAGCACCCCCACGACCCCGGTGGCCTCGAGCCGGTAGGGTTCCCAGCGGTCCGCCTTGCTCGGCGGCATTTCGGGCGACCACCCGCTGCTGCGCGCGGGTCGCACGGCGACGGCGGTGGCGGCCATCTGGTTTCGGCTGCGCTCGCCAGACCGGCCGAACTGCCTTCCGATACGGCGCTCGGCCGCCGTCAGCGTGATGGCGCCGTTGCACTCTTTCACCAGCCGCCGCGCGAGCGTCTTGACCGGCGCGTCGGGGTGCGTCGCTGCCAGCTGCCGCGCTATGGCCGTGATGTCGTCGCCGCCTAGTTCACCTTTGCGTGTCATCCGGCCCTCCTGGCGTTGGTGTGCGGCCGTCCGTGGCCGCGGGTGTGTCGTCGGTCCCGATCCCCAGAGTCGATCGCCCCCACTCGTTGATCGCGTCTTGCCGCTGGTAGCATCCGCACGGGCCGCCGATGACTTCCTCGACGCGGGCCGGCGTGACGCCGAGCGCCGTTAGGCCATAGGCCAGCATGTCACCGAGACCCGGCTGGCATGGGCGTGCCGCTTGCGGCAGCGCGGCGGCCGCGGCCGCCAACTCCAGGGCGTATTGCTCTTCCGCCGGCAGGTCGGAGCACTTTGGCAGCGCGAGCACCGCCGAGGGGTCGAGCATCCACCACGCGCCGCCGGCGTGCCGCAGCAATCCGGCCACGGCGGCAGCGCTCGCGGACTGCGAGCGGCCGAGCGACGCGGCGGTTTTGAGCGTGACGCGAATCATTGGCCGTGGATTGCTGCGAACTGGGGAACGGCGTCGTTGCAAAAAGGCAGGGCGCCCGTGGTGCTGCATGGCGAGTAGCCGCCGCCGTTGAGCGTGACCGTGGGCGGCTGATTGCCTCGGATCGTGACGGTCCACGACCGCACGGCCATGGCGAACCCGTTGATCGGGACGCCGTTTATTTCGTTGCCGGTCAGCGTGTCGTTGATGAGCCCGTCAAAGTAGAGCCACACGGTGAACGTCACTGCGGCGGGAATGGTGCCGCACCGCGTGACTTCCAGGTCAGTGACTAGGACGTGCTTTTTTTTCCAGTAGATCGACCACGACGGATAGCTCGATAGCGGGCAGGGCTGGCTGGCTGTGGCCGCCGTGGCGTAGCCGTGGACGTAGGCCGCTTGCTCGTCTCCGAGCGGTAGCGGCGTGCCGTTGGGCACGTCGATCACGTCTTCGGTGGCCAGCACGGACAGGCCGCACAGCTGGTAGGCGGTTTCGACCCACACGTCCCCCGGCGGCAGGTAGATGAACGCGGCTTTCCAGGTTATCGGCGTGAACGGCAAGCTCGCGAAGTACGGCTCGCCGCTGGCCGGCGCCCGCGTGATCGGCCCTGTAGTCGGCGTGTATTCGCGCCAGCCGGCGGTATTTTCGAGCAGCTCGTCGGTCTGCCAGTCGATCGATTCGTCGTTGACGAGGATCCCGTTGTCGCGAATCGTCACGGCGAGCTCGGTCGGCCGCCACTGGATGACTTTGGCCGCGGACCCGGAGCACGCGGCGGTGGCGTCGTCCGTCGGGCCGCACTCGCTGGCAATGACGGCGGTGATTTGCCGCCGCCGGCGGCGCAGCAAAACAGGCTCCTCGTCTTCGTGCTCGCCGTCGAACAGGAATCGCACGGGCGGGTTGGGGTTGTCGACGTTCTCCAGGAATGGCACGGCTAGCAGTCGATCGGTCCGCTCAAGTTCCGCGAGCACCACGACACGCGCCCCGAGCGTTTCGTCGTTCGTGCAGATGATCCGCCACCACGCGCGGAGCGTATGCGTTCGGATGACGTTGACGCCCCCCTGCGTCACTTCGTCGTTTTCGTCGAGAAAGTAGCCCGTCCAGCCGGGCATATTCCAGATGAAGTCGTCCGCCCCGCCGAGCGGATAGTTGGTCACGCTGTCGGACACGCTCGCGGCTTCGCCGGATAGCTGGACGCCGTTGGATGGCCCGTAGATCAGCAGCAGGTTTGGCGTGTACCCCGTGGGCGGCGTGACGCCGGAGTCGGCGATGTAGGATCCGCCCGTGAGCTCGTTGCATCCGGCCGGCCCGCGGAGCAGAGCGCGCGGGCCGTAGCCGTTTCGAGGGATGAACCAAGACACGTCGGTTGCGGTTTCCGGCTTGTCGGGCACTCCGATTTCGTAGGCGCACCATGCCTGACACGCTCGGCACGGCCCGCAGCATGCGCACCCCGGAAGCAGGAACATTATTGGCACTCCGCGGCGACGACGTACCACCGGCCATTTCCGTGGAGCGCGACGCTGACGAACTTGTTCCCGAGCAGGTCGGCGTATGCGTTGATGACGTTGGGCAACTGCGTGCCGGACGACGCCGGGGAAGTCGCGCCGTAGGGGTTTTGCCACACGTCCAGGTTGGCCACGGTGCCTTTGTTCATCCCGCCGGCGGGCGTTTTGCAGAGATGATGCGTGGCGTGGAGCCCGTCGCCGAGCCGCACGACGCACCACCGGATCTGGCCGCCGATTCCTTCGCCGGTGGGGTCGCGGTGCAGGATTCTTGCGGATCCGTGGTCGGCGGCTTGCAGGGTATCGAACGATCCGTCGATCGGGTCGCAGTATTGCAGCGCGGACACGTTCGCCCCCTGCACCTTGACGGCGCACACCCCCGAAACCCACGCGCGGCCGATCTTCCCGTCCGCGATCGGCTCGAGGCAGACCACGAACCTCCCGCGGTGATCCGGCAGGGCCGGCTCCACGCCGCGGAACGCGATTCGCGCCTGAAACTCCGACAGGCTTTCCGCGGCCGTGAATATCACGCCGGCGATCCCGAGCACGCCGAACCGCGGCACGTCTGTTCCGGCTTCGTTCTTCACGAGCACGATGTCCGCGTCGCGGACGGCGCCGGCGATTCCGCCAGCGGCGAGGGCATTGGAGGCCCGATGGTCGCGGGCCACCTGGAGCATTTCGTTCCAGGCATCGGCCGCGATCCGCAGCGGCTGGCCCGATTGCACCCGGCGGTAGGAGTCGCCGCTCATGCTTCGCCGATCTCCAGGTCTGCGAAGTCGGCGATCCGGTAGACCTGCTCGACGTAGGCGGCCACCGGCCGCTTGACGAGCGCCTTGGCGTCATCGTCGGCGGCGTCTTCGTAGCGCACCCAGAGGTATTCCCATCCCTTTTTGGCGTCGACCGTGAAGTCGCCTACGGGCAGGTCGGTGGCGTTGGGCGACGCGGCGAACTTGAACGCGACTTCCCACTCGTCGACGCCCTTTTGCGAGCCGCTTGCTCCGAGAAACAGCACTTCGCCGGCGGCGAACCCCTTGAACGCGTCGCTGTTGACGCAGCCGGTGAGGTTGCACAGGGTGAACTGGTACGCGCGGGTCATCGCGGCGGCTGGCACCCTTTTCGTCTCGGTGAAGTTGAACAGTGGGATCGTCACGTCGACGCCGTCGACGTTGTCGCCGTTGACGCCGATGGCGCCTTTGAAGTCGGGCGGGGGCGCGAAGGGCACCTCGACCTCCGGGTACACGCCGACGGTCGCGAGGGACTGCGTCATGTGGAACGTGCCGCCGGCGGTCTCGAACGATCGCTGGCTCTCGTCTTCGTCGGCGTCGACGCCCTCGTATGGCACGACGACATCCCACACGTTGCCGCCTAGGGGCGTGACGGAAATGGTTTTCCGTCGCAGGATTCGTCCCGTGCCGAACCCGGCGAGCGACACGGGGGCCGTGCTGGCCGCAAGCGTCACGACCGCGGTTTCGCTGGACTCGTCGGTGACGATGTAGCGGAGCTCGCGCGTCGCTTCTTGGCCGGAAACGGCCTTGCCGCTCTCGAAGTGTTCGATAATCGTTCCGGGCATGGTTTCCTCAGTTGAAGGCCGGCAGGACGCCGCGATTCCAGGCTTCGAGTAGTCGCCGGGTGTTTTCCGCGGTCTGCTCGCCGGCCCGCGCGGCCCGCTCGGCCAGCGAGTTGGCCCCGAGCCCTCGCACCGCCATGGCGTTGAACGTGCCGCGGCCTTCCAGCCGCCGCATTTCCATGCCGAGCCCGCCGCCGATCCCCTCGAACTGCGGGCGTTGCTTGTCGGCGGCTTGCCTCTGGTCTTTTGCCTTGTTCCGGGCGGCGTTGAGATCCGCGCGGGCGGCGGCGAGCTCGTCGTCGAGTGCGGCCATGTCGGCGTCGAACTGCTGCTGGCGGTCGTCGGCGTCGGCGGCTTGCCGGTTGTCGATCTTGGCTTGCTCGCGGCGGCGCTCACGCTCGATCTCTTCGGGCCGCATTTTGGAACGCTCTTCGGCGATTCGCTTGTCTTCCTCGAGCTTCGCGTCGGCCTGGGCGTTGGCGGCGTTCTGCTCTTCGTTGATCCGGTTCACTTCCGCGTTGACGTCGATGTCTGCGTCGAACAGCGCTTTTAGGTTGACCCACGCTTTGCGAATGAATCCGATGGACGTGTTCCACGCGTGCGTCATGTAGTTATTGAACGTCGCCCAGGTCTGCCGCATCGTCTTCACGGTGTCGGGGAAGTTGGTTTCCATGTAGGCCAGCGCATCGGTCCAGTAGCGCTGCATTTGGAAAAAGCCCGCCATCCACACGTCGAGGAACGTCTTTTTGGCGCCGAGCCAGATGCCGTTCATCCAGTTCACGCCCTTCGTCCATTCTTGTTTCAGCGTGAGCCAAACGATCTTTCCGGCGAGCGCGAAGTCGCCGGTGGCGAGGGCGTCGGCGATTGCCCCCCACGACGCGATCGCTTCGTCTTTGAGCTCCACGAACTTTTCGCCGAGCCACGCGAGGGCCGCTTCGCCGAGCCCGGACGCGTAGAGCAGGTAGGCGCCGAGCGCGAGCACCCCGGCGATGACGGCGCCGATTGGCGTCATCATGGCCGCGAGCACGGTTCCGAGCACCGAGACCGCGGAGGCCGCGATGGTGACGGCGGTGGACATGATGGCGAGCACGCTGCCGACGCGAGCGATCACGACCCCGAGAAACGCGATGGCGGCCCCGGCGGTGACGATCGCGAAGCCCACTCCGAAAATCGTGGCGATCAGTTCGCGGTTGGCCCGCGCCCACGCGACCGCCCCCGCGGCCAGCCGGCCGAGGATGACGGCTTGTTCCGTCAGAGCCGGCAGCACCGCCCCGGCGACGGCGTTTCGGAACAATCCGAGCTGGGTCGTCAGCATGCGGATGGCGGCCAGATAGCCCCGCGCGGCCTTGGCATCTTCGCCGCCCATCTGGTCGCCTATGGCGGCCATGGCATCCACCGCCGTGTGCGCCATGGCGACGAGCGGCGCGGTGATGGATGCACCGAGCGCCGCGATCTTGGCCCCCGTCCAGGCCATGCTGTCGCCGAAGTGCTGGAGCCGCTTGGCCGCTTCGTCGAGCCCCCTGGTCGCGAGGTCGCGGAGCGTCAGCTCGATATACGCTGCGCCGGCTCGGATGTCGGAAGAGGATGCCATATTTCCACCTTCGATGCTGGGTCCACGAAGATCACCCGCAGGGCCGTGATTGGAGCCTTGCGGACCGGCTTTCTGGAAGCCGGAACGGCGAACGGATTGAAGTCCTCATCGGTGAATGGCGCGGGTCGCTTTTTGGCATCGCGGTGGCAGTTTGCCAACGTGCTGCACACCCGCGCCGTCCTATTCCACTCATCCTTTCTGCGAGCTTCGGCCATCCACACCAGCTGCCGCAGCGTTAGGCCGCGGGGGTCGACACCGACGATTCCGGCAAGTTGCCAGACGAGTCTCCAGGCTTCGTCGGCGGTGACTCGGGGACGACGAGCCCCTCGATCGTCGCCATCGCGTTGAGTTGCTCCGTCAGGTAGCGATCGAGCCGCGGATCGTCCAGCCGCTTCCTCCCCATCGCCGCCGCCCGCGTCCGCAGTTCCCGCGTCTTCGCCACCATCGCCCAGAACAGGTCGCGACGGGACGGATGGGAAAAAAAACGGATGGCCTCGAGCAGCGCCTCCTCTCCGGCGGCCAGCGAGTCGCCCCCCATGCTCTCGCCGAACTGCACGTCGGACAGGCCGCGGGCGTCCGCCTCCGGCTTGCACGCGCAGTACAGCACGTTGCACAGCATGACCGGGTCGTGCATCAGCTTGGGCACGAGGTCGCCCTCGATCGCCTGCATCAGATCCACGCCGAGCATTTCCCGGACCCGCGTGACGGTGCCGACCGTGATCGACACCGTCCACGCGCGTCCGGCAGCGTCGGAGAACGTGAAAGCCGTTGGCTTCGTGTTTTCCGTGCTCATGGATCAGGTTCCCGCCACGACGAACCATGTCGGCACGACCGGCACCGGCGGGGTGCCCGTCGTCGCGGGCGTGGGCTTGCAGCTCACGTCGTATTCGACGGCGGACTCGAGGGCTTGGTTGTCCTGGAACTGGAACACTTCGCAAGTGGCCCGCAGACCTTGGACGCCGGCGGTACCGATCGGGCCGTTGAGCGCGAGCAGCTCGATCGGCGTATTGTTCACGTAGGACGACAGCAGCGCGGTGAAGTCGTCGTCGCCGTCGAGCTGCACCAGCTTGAAGTCGATCGACGCGTCTTTCAGCGTGCCCTTGCGGGTCTTCCAGGCCGTTCCGCGGCGCGAGGTGTCGGCTTCGCCCTTGGTCATCGGGACCGTGACATCCTTGGCGTTCACTATTTCGTTCCACACCGGCACGGCGTAGTTGCCCGTGTTCCGGTAGAGCTTGCATTCGAGACCGATCCGAGTCATGCGATCCTCCGTGAAAAAAAGGGGTCAGCGGACGCTGTTCGCCCAGATGGCGGGCAGTCTGTCGACGTTGTTCATGAGGGCCGGCCCCATGAAAGGACGTTTGGGGTAGGTGGCGGCGATGCCGCCGGCGAGGGCGGCGCGGATGCGGCGTTTCTCGGCTTGCGTCCGCATTTTGGCGGTGTTGCCGAACGCGTCGTCCGGTGCGGTCTCGATCCAGCGACGGCTTTTTTCGACTTGCGCTTCGCTCGTGAACTTGATGTAGGCGGTTTCGCCGAGGTCGTCGATGGGGCCGTGGCCGCCGACGTGGAGCCGCCAGTTGGTGCCGGCGGCGAGCAGCTGCTCGCGAGTCTTGCCGCGGAGGCTGCGGGGCCGCTGCTGCCCGCCATGCTCGTGAGCGCGTGCCACGTCCGATATCATGCTGGCCGCCGGGCCGATGACGACGGTATGGTCGCCCTCGACGGCGTAGAGGATCGACCGCTTGAGCGCCCCTTGCCGCGTGTGCGGCGGCTTCCCGGGATCGCTTGACGCCTTCCGTGTGCGGATCAGCCGCTGCGCGGCCAGCCGCAGCCCGGCCCCGGCGTGGCCGAGATTCTTGAACGTCGCCCGCCGGGCCGCGTCGCGAACGCGCTTCGTGTTGTTGTTGACGGTGACGATCACAGTCGGCCTTCGGCGGTGCCCATTCGGTTGATGATTTCCCGCTGGCCCTCGGCCAGCTCTTGCATCGCTTCGGCCTGCCGGTCCTGGCTTTCGGCGATTACCTCGAGCGTGCTGGCCATGCCGTCGAGGAACTCGACGTGGCTTTCGACGACCGGCACCAGCACCGTGGCGTGGATGGCCTGCGACGCTTCGCGGAGCATCCAGAGCAGCACCGCGAGCACCACGAACGGCACCCCGAACTTGCTCGCGGCCTCCCATATTTCGCGTTGCTGCTGCGTCACTTGTCCGCCTCCCGCCGTTTATTCCACCACCGGATTACGAGCGCCTGCACGATTGCGGAGATGGCCCACGACAGTAGGAATGTCGTGAAGGCGAATCCGCATTGCTGTTCGTAGCGATCTCGCACCCGCTTGGCCGTCCGGGCGACGAGTTGGCGGTGCGGCTCCGTCTCGAGCCGGCACGCCGCCATCTGCTCGTCGTCCGGCATTTCGGCGAGCGCGACGCGGACGATGGAGTCGCACGCCAGCCGGCCGAGCACCGCCCGGCGCACCGGCGTCTTGGCGAGGGCGGCCCAGGCGTAGTCGCGGGCGGCGTTGAGTTCGTCGATAGGCGTCATCGCTTCGCGCACCTCCCATCCGGGCAGGTGTCGGGCCAGTGGACGCCGGCGAGGAATGCCCGCAGCCGCGTGGAGCACGGGCCGATGGTGTGGCCGCTCCGGGTGCCGAACAGCACGCCGGCGAGCTCGCCCCGGGCGTCGAAGATCGGGCCGCCGGAGTCGCCTTGCCGCGCCGTGGCCTGGAGCTCGACGAACTGCTCGGGGTGCTGGTTCGTGGGCGACGCGTACTGGGTGACGTGTCCGCGCTGCTCTCGGTAGCGGTAGGGGGGCGGTCCATAGCCGGCGATGGTCAGCGGCTCGCCGATCCGGGGGGCCGTTGCGGCGATGGTCACGGGCGTGGCCGACGGTCGGGCGACGACGAGCGCCGCCAGATCCCATGCGTCGTCGGACGCGACGACCCGGGCCGGGCTTTTGGAGCCGTCCGGCCAGTAGACGCGAACGTCGTCGCGGCTGCCGCGGACGACGTGCCAGTTCGTGAGTACGATGGCCTGCGTGCCGCTGGCCGCCACCAGCACCCCGGATCCGCAGCTCAGGCTCGGCCCGGTCGCGGACTCGATTCGGGCGACGACCGGCCGCGGGCGGCCGCGGACCGGCGGCGCCGGCTCGGCCTGGATGGGCAGCGCCCGCATCATCGCCGGCTCGGGGTCCGGCTCGGGGGCCGCGGCGGCGAGGCCGGGGGCCGGCGGCATGTCGGGCGTGGTGCCGGTCCCTTCGCAGATCGGGCATGCGTAGAGCACCGGGCCGGGGCCGACGACGCGGTGGCCGTCGCAGTTGGAGCACGGGGCCGCCGCGGCGGTGGCGGCGAACAGCATCGCGAGCAGGGTGGCGAATCTCATGGGTTGCCTCCGGCGGGGTGCATCCAATCGTCGGGCGTGGTCATCGACACGATGGCGAACGATCCACGCCATGCCGATCGGGCGGTCCGCTCGGAGTCGTAGCGGACGATGTCGTAGGAGTCGGGGTAGGCCATTAGCTTTTTGGCGGCGTTCCACCGCGCCCACGGCACCGCGTGGCCGTTGCGGCCGACGCTGACGACGAGTCCGTGGAGCACGCAGCACACGGCTTGTTCGTAGCTCTCCGGGAAGATCACCTCGAGCGGGCGGAAGTGGGCTGCCGTTTCGTTCCAGCCGTCCGGGAACTGTGACACCCGCAGCCAGCGGCCGCTGGCTTGATTCATGCCGCCGCGCCCGGTCGTGCCGGCGATTGCATGCCGGAAGCCGTAGTCGCGTGGCTGGATCGTCTCCGGCAGCATGCCGCGGCGGGCGGCGATTTCGAGCACGCGGCGGACGTTGGCGCCGCCCCACTTGTCGGGATTGGCCTGCGCGTAGACGGAGAGCGGCGACAGCCAAACCGATCCGTAGAGGGCCGACTCGGGGTAGCGTGCATCCTTGCGCGGCCCGTCTGGGTAGCTGACGCCCCGCGTCCGGTTGCGGGCCGCCTCCGCGTTGGCGCGGAGACTGTGGCAGGTGCATTCGTGGGTCGGCGTCTGGTTCGTGAAGCGGTCGATGTAGTTGAGACCCCACGCGTTTGCCGCGTCGTTTGCGCGTGCCCGGTCGGCCCACTCGCGCGGCTCGATCCAGAGGGCGTCCGGGAACTCGCGGGCCGCGTCGCCGCAGGCATCGCGGAGAGCGTCGGTCGTGTCCTCGGCCGCCAGGTGGTCGGGGTAGCCGTCGTGT